AGTTTTCGCTGCAAACTCTTCTATTTCTTTTAGCTTTAAGTTTGCCAAAGCAGTAGAACCTAAAGTATTACCTAAAACTGCACCAAACTTTTCAAATTCAGCCGTTACTGCTAAAACTTCTTTGCCAAAACTTATAAAAGCACCTGCACTAAAAGCACCTGCCAAAGCAAGTCCTGCGCTTTTAAATGCACTACTTGCAGTAGAGGAAAAACCTTTTAAATTAGTTTCAGCAGAACTAGTAAATCCTTTTAATTTCTTTTCTGCTCCTTTTAGGTCTCTATCTAATTGCCCTAATGGCGCTCCAATAGGTATCTCAATTCCTTGCATTTTCCAGATATTTACTCATCGCCTTATTCATCTGTTCTTTGATTCTATCCATGTCTTTTATTTCTTCATCTTGATAAATAAATGACATGAATTTTTTATAAGTTGGCATCCCCTTATTTACATGAACTCTCATTCCGTTCCAAGTTGCCCATCCTATCCGTTCCCATTCCTTTTTTTCTCTATTAAAAAAGCCTTGACATTTCAATATATATTGATTCCATGTCAAGGCGTAAAAATCATCAGGCATTAATCCCAGCTCACCAAAAGCAAATGTCAGCACATCTTTATTCCAATTTAACTTTCCGCTTTGCTTTTTTTTTGCTCCTTAACCTCAGTATTTAATCCTAATACTCTGAAAATTTGATTTGAAACTACAACAATTAATTCACCGCTAGAACCTCCAGCATTATCAATCCATTCATGAATATCAAACTCGGTAAAATCAACAATCTCACCTCTTTTTAGTATTGGATAACTTGCCGCATGAAACATAAACATTCTCAAAAATGGCAATAACTGCTTACCTAGTATTTCAGATAAATCAGAAACCGATGCATCAAAATGATTTAATGTTTGCTCTAAGGCATAATTGCCAAAGAAAAACTGCCTATCAACCTCACCGATTTTATACGTTAAATGACCTTCCATAAATTAGTAGCCAGGATAAGGATCAACTTCAGTAATATCGCCATCACCTAACATAGTACCTGAGAAAGTGATAAATTCACCTTCAGCACCTGTTATGTCTAAAGCGCTAAAATAAGCAGTACCATACTGAGGTGCAAAATTTGGATCCTCAGCTCCATTAGCTAATAATAAAGCTATTTGATATTCAGTCAAAGTCTTTGCTCTAGCGATATTTTTAATAAGATCCCAAGATGCTTTAGCGGTATCACCACCAGCTCCAACTGTATCTGTAAAAACTCCTTCGAAAGGAATCTCATAAGAATAAGTTGTCGGTTTGCGCCTGGTCACTCCCGGATCGCATTTAGTTACTGTCTCAGCGAAATCCCATGATTCGCTGATTCCGTTTGAAGTCAAACATGCTACTGGTTTCCAAGCGCCACCTGTGCGAATGTAAAGCATGAATAAACTTCCTGAATAAAATGTTTCTGCTGCCATAATTAAGTTTTATTTAATTTGTGTTGAAAAGTTAAAATGTATTGAAATATGTTTTCTGTATCTGTTTCTAAAATTACCTCATTTGTTAATAGTTGCAAGGTTTCAACATTTATAAAGTTAGACAAAGTTAAATTAGTATCTTGTATTCTGCTTTGTATTTCCTCAGAAATAACCATAGCAAAACTTAAATCACCATTTCCATTAGGATATTTGGTTACTATCTGTACGTTAATAGTACAAAGATACCAATATCCGCACTTTGTTTGCTCTTGCAATCTTGTCTGACTAGATAATATTACATATTTAGCCGGAACATTCTTTAAAGGCGCTGACTTACTATATACTGGAACAGTAACACCACCGACTATTAAATTGGCAAGTGTACTTTTGTATGCATTCAGTATAGATAAATTTGCATCCTTCATTTGTCAAATGTAATTATTTTTTTGCATTATATTTTCTACTTTCAGATTCCAATACTTTTCTTAATTGTTTTGGATATTGCTGGATGCCTTCTAGGTAGCTAGGAATAAAAAAAGGTTTAGCGCCATAATCTCGCCTCCTAATTCCTCGGCCCTTAAAAGGTGCGGCCAAATCTGAAAAACCTCTCGGAATATCTACACCGCTGCCAGTACCAAATTCAACATAAGCTGCATATGGTGCATTAGCAAAAAATAAAGATCTATTATTGTTTAATGTCGCAGTTGTTTTGCCTATTGACTGCCTTAATTGACCTAGATCTACAACTACTCTTAACTTAGCATTAGTAACCATTCCCTCGGTAGTATCATTGGTTACGCCAACCGCTAACCTATTAGCATCTTTGCCAAAAGATGATATCTGAGATAAAAGTCTTGAAATGTTTATTTTAGAAGCCATTATTATCATCTGTAACAGATGCCAAAATCTCATAAAATCTAAATGTATCATCTACATTTCTGATTGAATGAATCGTAAAAAAATTCAATTCATACAGGATCCGCATATCTTTTGTAGGTGCAAAGTCTTTTCTAATACGAATTATAAATCTAAAGACCTGATTTATTACTTGCTCTTGCGCCTGTAACTGCCTATTACCATCGTATGGTTTGATATTGGCCCATGTAGCCAATACAGGCACAAACGTAATATCATAGTCCTGATAGGCATTTTCTACGGAATCGAATGTGCCAAATGTAATGCGCTTATCTAATTTGCCTGGATTCATATCAGAATAAAGTTATACGCCTGTAAGGAGATAGTAAAAAAGTTGCAATCGTAGGCATACCCTGAACTGGATTGTCTCTGTTCTCATAATAGTAGGATATCATTTCTTTGATGGCAGTTTCAATATCATCTGGGCAATCAGATCCGCCCTCATAATTCCAACCATAACCAGCTACAAAAGTAACAGTATTGAATCCAGGCGCTCCAGATATTACCTCGGTATAGCCTTGCGTTTCGATTGTTTCGAATGTTAAAGGGTTAAACTCAGGATCAAAAACAGTCTCAACCGCAATTAAAGGATATTCATATATTTTTAGCGCACCTGTGACTGGAGTGATTGCAGTTAATTGCCTTTGCCATAATACCTGAAGGGTAAACTGCTCGGCTTGATTAACCGCAGATTTTATCAATGATGTAATTAAGCCATCTTCGATTGTATAGTCTAGGTCTAGTCTTAGAAACATCTTTGCATCCGCTAGGCTCACTACATTTAACTGGTCCATTCTGTTTAGATTTAAAAGGTTGTTTTAGATACTCTTTTTTTTCCATTATAATAGCGCTAAATTACATATTTTATTTAACCAATTTTCAAACTTAGGCAATTCCTTAGTAGGATCTAATTCCTTCGCCCTTTCTAAAGGAGTTTTCTTAGTCTGAATGGTATCAATATTAGTAATAGCATCTACCCATGCCTCTATGTTGTTCCTCTCAACAAATATCCCTGCATCAGAGACACTATCTCTAAAGCCGGGTATGTCAGAACATATAACAGGAATATTGCAACACAGGGCTTCTATTTGAGCCATTCCGTAGCTTTCATATTCGCTTGGTGCGATTAAGACTTTAGTCATCGCCAAATATTTGCGAACATCATCTACCAATGGAACGTATTTTATGTTTTTAACTTTTTCATCTTTGATCTGGTGATAGTAACCGCCTTGGACCGCCATGAATTTAACATTCGGCAATCGCTTTGCAATGTCTATTAAAATCTGACCGCCCTTGTTTTCGTTATGATTTATTAGAGTGACATACTCAGCATTCGGTCGATCAGTCGAGAAGTCCCGGTAATCAATAGGCGCGTAAAGCGTATAAGTTTTTTGATTGTAGTTTAATTCTCGCTTTGTGTTTTCGCAATTATAGACTGTATAAACATTTGATCTGATATTTACTTGCGGATAACCTACGTTATTGTGAGCAAAGTTGATAATCTTTTTAGCCTTTAGCCTTTGCTTGTTCATTGCATAATAAGTCCCAGACAGTTGGCAGAATACTAAATCCGCCCAGTCCCATAAAAAATTATGACATTCTTTGTAATTATCTTTAGCCTTGTAAACCTCAATACCCTCATAAGTATAATCTTCCGGGCATCTGGTGACTGCCTTAACCTGATGGCCTTTGCTCATCAAATACTTTACAACTCTATGTAAATAGATTTCAGATCCTGCTCTTTGGTGAGGTAAGTAAATGCCTGGCGTTAATAAAATTTTCATGTTACTGGGATAAACAGATAAGGCTTTTGTATTTTCATTGTTTGCCCATCGTAGTTATGCAAATCGCTTCGATGGTAATGGATAGCTTGAATCTTGGAAGCTGGATTGGATAACACATAACCTGCACTATTTAACTCATAAGCTATGCGATTATCGCAACCCGGTATTCCTAAAAAAAAATCGCAGAAATTTACATTGCGCATCTTACCTTTAAATATCCAGACATCCTGACTAAATCTTTCGTTATGCAATTTAAGTCCGGTGACCTTATCATCCCATCTGCTTAAAGCAATACATTGGCGTTCATGCAAGTTTAAACCATTTAAAGTATGGTTGAAATAAATATCCGTATTCGCTACAATTGATATGTCATCCCTGCTAGTAACTGTTCTATCAATCAGACTAAAAAAGTCCCGATAGGTAGGTCTTTTAAAAGGTATAATTACTAATTTGTCAGAATTTGGCAACTCAACCTCACCCTCTACGAATAGATAAATCTTATCTATATGCGCATTGGCTAAATTCTTATTTATGCAGTAGATTAATTCCTTTTGCCTTACTAGGCTTTTGTCTGTGTAAATTGAAGTAAAAAGATTTACCATATATATTTTATTAAACCAATTACTGCGAGTAAAAAGAAGCTGAATCCTAATAACACAAAGCCTCCTAATATCATGTGAAATAAAAATCTAAATATTTTCATTTTAAAATATTGCTATGCCTGTGCCTGAGTGATGACCTATCTCAGTCAAATCATATTTCTCATTTTTTAATCCATTCCAGAAATTACTCATTTCTTTGTTTAAATGGATGTCATCAAACATCACCAAACCTTTGTAATTAATCTTTACTAGATGATTAACAAACTCCTGCTCAAATGTGCCATCATGATAAGTATCTAGCAAAATAAACGGAGCAGTAATCTCATCCTTTAAAACATTGCCTTTGATAAATTTGATGTTAGGAATATTAATCTCAGCTATCTCTGGTTGCTGCTCAATATCGTAGCTGATAACCTTGTTCTTTTTGTTGAAGGATAATGCAATTGCAGAACTGCCCTGATAGCTTCCGATATCTAACAAAGTCACGCCATTGTAAAGTTTGCTGATGTAAGCTAGTAATCTGTAATGCTCTAGTCCAGCATCCATATAAAACCAACTCTTTGGGAATCCCTGATCATCCGTAGTCTTTAGATATTTAGACAGGTTAATCTGATTTAACTCATCTGCGGTTACTTTTAATATCTTATCAATCATATTGCTTTAGTATATCTGTGTAATTTTTATGATACTTATCTATTGCATGATAGCCAACTGATCCATATGCAAACTCAGTTTCAACTGCAAACTTATTGCAGGTTTCTTTATCGGGCAACTTATAACCTAATTTCCGCATCATGTTACAAAAGTAAATATCCTCATTGCCATGTACTGCCATTCCTTCATACGGATGCTTTAAACAAATCTCATGCATAACTTTAGGATTGCGAATACTTAAACCTCCATTCATGCAACCCGGTATGTTCTTAATCCAGGCCCCAATAAAATCCCATTCCAAAAACTCCTCAATTCCATCTTTAAGTAATCCGGAATCATGCTGAAACACTAGCACCCTGTCAAACCTGCAACCACGCCAGAAACTAGGATTAGTTAAGATGCTATTATAAATCTGAGGAGTTTTTATTTGGTAAATACCATTTTCATAAGGCGGTCTAATATTAAATACATCCCATGACTTCGGTATAAACTTTTTATGTCTTTGCATAGCTTCTTTAGCCACATTTTCCCGATCATCAACTATGATAGCTGCAAAATTCATTTTTTTTGATCTTTAATATCTTTTAATTTGTTATCCCAAAACATATCACACTTGCCATCTTTTATAGGTACTTCACAAAACCATGATTGCCAAAAAGATTTATTTGCAGTATGTCTATAACAATCATCTTTTAAATCGCATCCTTCGCCAGAACACATTGTAATATCGGTCATACTAATTCCTTGTTAAAATTATGATGGCTTTTCAAATAGCTAGGCAAAACTGATTTATCAAATGGCGTAGGATTCCAAAGGTTTAAAGCTACACAATGCACATCCCCAAATTGATTGCTTGGTTTCCATTTGTAGAAACAATGATTTAACCAATCTTTGCGGACCTCATGAGCATGACCGAATACATTATACTTGTATCTCATAATAGGCTCTGGCTGACAAGTGCTGAAATGGTAGATAGTTTGTTTTAAAGTCAAGTCCTGAGTATGCGCTGATCTGTGCAAGTTCTCTAATCTTATTGGTCTGAATCCATCATAACAAGCAAAGTCAAATGATCGCCAAAAGTTTATAAACCCATCAATGCCATAAAATCTATCTATTCCCCAATAAGCATATTTAAAAGATTCTTCCAGCTCATCCGATTTATAAACCTCATCTGAATCTACTGTCAAAACCAAATCATATCCATCAGAGTATTTATACTTAACTGCCCGATGCTCAGTTTCTGCACCATATCTATCTGCCCTGTCCCAAATTAGTTTATCACCTAATACATCCTGACAAATGTCAAAAATATAACCCTCGGAATCTGGACATTGCAATTTACTTCCATGACCTTGGCTTGGCATCATGCTATAAGCAATTACCATTTTATCTACATGCTCTACAACTGACAATAACGCCTCACGCAAGTAATCACCGGCATAATGAATAGTCATAAAACCTAATACTTTAATTTTCATAAATATGAATTAAATTCTTTATCATTTTATCAAACGTATAATTCTCTTTAACAAACTCATTGCCTTGCTTTGCAATTAGATCCCTCTCTTCTTGATGATCATCTAAGTAATATCTTAGTAATAACATTAAATCATAAATAGTATTCCAGGTTCTAACATGGACGCCATCAATGAAAGGCATATTTGGATAAGCCTTGCATAAACAAAACGCCCCAGATCCTAATATTCTATAAATCCTATCTGAAGTATATAAATCTACATCGTAATGGCTTAGATTGATTGCTATTTTGGTTGCTCTGTATGCTTTTGATTCCTCGGCTTGTGAATGGTTATAGTTCCCGGATGCATTAAACCAGTTGTTCCCATAAACGCCATACCTATTGCCGAAGTGTTTATAAAGCATAGTATTCATTTCTATTCGCAATCTACTTAACGGAAATTTGTCAGCTCCATAATTATTCCCAAAAAAAGAAATCTCTCTGCAACTACCTTTATCGCCAGTAGTTGTATAAATCTCAGGATCGTAACCAATCTCTAAATATCCGCC